CTGACGCAAAGGCAAAAGCTCAAGCTATCTCCGCAAGGAACAAAGCAAAGGCGAAAAGCAGATGACATACCTAGAACTTGTTAATGATGTCCTTGTAAGGTTGCGTGAAACAACAGTTTCAACCGTTACCCAAACATCTTATTCATCTTTGATTGGCAAGTTTGTCAATGATGCAAAACGTCAAGTTGAAGATGCTTTTGCATGGAATGTGCTTGGCACTACCGTTACCCTGTCTACAACATCAAGCACATACTCTTATGCTTTAACTGGTGTCGGACAGAAATTCCAAGTTCTTGATGTGCTTAACGTCACAAGCAATCTGAGAATGAAGAACATTGATTTTGCTACCATGAACAGGTATCAGAATTTCTCAACTCCAGTTAATGGGATTCCCGCCTATTACGCCTTTGATGGCGTAGATGGTAACTATGACACCAAGGTAACTCTGTATCCTCGTCCTGATGGCGTTTACAGCATCCCATTCAGCTTGACAGTGCCACAGTCAACATTGTCTAGTGACTCTACTGTTATCAAAGTTCCTGATACCTTGGTATCTCAGAATGCTTATGCTCGTGCTTTAGTTGAGCGTGGTGAAGATGGTGGCATGAATTCATCTGAGGCTTATGCCCTGTACAAAACAATGTTGTCTGATTACATTGCTTTGGAAGGCACTCGTTATCCTGAAAATCAAGAATTTTTGGCGGTGTAATGGCAACAGGACTTGAAATAGCAAGCATTTCAGCCCCAGGCTTTTACGGGTTGAACACACAGGACAGTCCATTGGATTTGTCTTCTGGCTTTGCTTTGATTGCCACTAACTGCGTTATTGACCAATATGGTCGTGTTGGCTCTCGTAAAGGGTGGACTCCACTCAACTCATCTACTGGCAACCTTGGCTCAAATGATGTGACTGTCATGCACGAATTGGTGCAAGCTGATGGCACTTTGACTGTATTGTTTGCTGGCAACAACAAGTTGTTCAAACTTGATGGTTCTAATGCTGTTGTTGAATTGACCTATGGGGGCGGGGGGTCTGCTCCTACCATTACGGCTAGTAACTGGCAATGTGCTTCTTTGAATGGAATCACTTACTTTTTCCAATCAGGGCATGACCCGCTGATCTTTGACCCTGCTGTATCTACAACCACATATCGCCGTGTTTCAGAGAAGACTGGTTATGTGGCTACAGTTCCTAACGCCAACATCTGCATTTCTGCTTATGGTCGTTTGTGGGCTGCTAACACCACCTCTAACAATGCTACTGTTTACTACAGTGACTTGATTGCTGGTCATGTGTGGGCAACAGGTAGTTCTGGCAGTCTGAATGTCAACAATGTTTGGCCTAGTGGCGCTGATGAAGTCACTGGTTTAGCGGCTCATAATGGCTTCTTGTTTATCTTTGGCAAGCGTCAAATCTTGGTTTATAAGGATGCAACTAGCCCATCAACCATGTCATTGAGTGACACTGTTGAGAGTATTGGTTGCATTGCTAGGGATAGCATTCAGACCACCAGTAGCGATGTTGTGTTTTTGTCTAATGGTGGTGTTCGTTCATTGATGAGGACTATTCAAGAGAAGTCTGCGCCAGAGCGTGACTTGTCTAAGAATGTTCGTGATGATCTGACTCAGAAACTGAATAGCGAGACATTGGCAAACATCAAGTCTGTGCATTCTGAAAAAGAAGCGTTTTACTTGTTGTCTTTGCCTGTTAATCAGCAAGTCTATTGCTTTGACACAAAAGTTCCATTGCAAGATGGTTCTTACCGTGCAACGACATGGGACTCCATACTTCCTAAGTCTTTCTTGTCTAAGCGCAATGGTGACGTTTTGATTGGAAAGACTGGTTACGTTGCTCAATACGCAGGGTATAAAGACGATACGGCTTCATATCGAATGGCGTATTACACAAACCATGCCGACCTTGGAAACGTATCAAGAACATCAATTATCAAGAAGATTTCTGTTGTGATTATTGGTGGCAGTAACCAGTATGTGACTATCAAGTGGGGATATGACTTCTTGACAAACTACTTGTCTGAGAACGTCTTGATTCCAGCGCAAGGTGTTTCAGAGTATGGAATAGCTGAATATGGTGCAAATGCCACTATTGTTGCTTACTATTCTGAAGGTGTTGCCTTGCAAACATTGGTTGCCAATGGCGCTGGCTCTGGAAAGATTGTTCAAACTGGTTACGAAATGGACATTAATGGTTCTCAACTTTCCATCCAAAAGATTGAAATTCAATCTAAACAAGGTCGATTGACTTAAGAGGTACAAATGACTGCATACACAAAATCAACCAACTTTGCGACTAAGGATACGCTGACATCTGGCGACCCTTTAAAGATTGTTAAAGGTACTGAGATCAACACAGAGTTTGACAACATCCAAACTGCTGTTAACTCTAAGGCTGATACTGCATCGCCAACATTTACTGGAACTTTAACCGCTTCCGCTTTGTCAGTTAGTGGCACATCTACATTAACAGGTGTAGCAACTTTATCTAGCTTAACAGCGTCTAAGCCTGTGTTTACGGACGCATCTAAAGGATTGGTGTCTACAGGTACTTTGGGAGCAGATCAAGGAGGAACGGGAGTCGTAAACAATGTTGCAATGACCGTTACAGGTTCTGGAAACTTTGCCTACACTAGAACATTAACAGGTGCGACAAACGTAACATTTCCTACAACTGGAACTTTGGCTACGCTTGCAGGGTCAGAAACATTTACAAATAAAACCTTGACTAGCCCTATCATAGGTGGCACGCCTACTGGTGTTGGAGTTCTTACCTCTGGTACTGCTGTTGCAAGCACCAGCGGAACGAGCATTGACTTTACAAGTATCCCGTCATGGGTGAAGCGAATTACCATGATGTTTAATGGAATGAGTACAAATGGAACATCTAATATTCAATTACAAATTGGCGCTGGTTCTGTAACAACATCGGGATATGCGGCAAATGCAGGATATGTTTCAAATACTACTGTATCACAAGCCTTTTTCACAACAGGGTTTCTTTTAATTAATAGCGTTGGTGCTGCTGCAACTTATAACGGTATTGCAACAATCAGTTTACTTGGTTCAAATACATGGTGCGAATCAGGCACTTTAGGTTTTCAAAGTGGCGGAAATGCTAATTTCTTATCTGTTGGCTCACTTACTCTTGGCGGCACTCTTGACCGTGTTCGCATCACCACCGTCAACGGCACAGACACATTTGATGCTGGTTCAATCAACATCCTTTACGAGTAAACATCATGACACACAGAATAGTAGTTAATTGCGAAACAGGTGTAACCACACAAGTGGAGTACACCGCTGAAGAACAAGCGACCCACGATGCGGCAGTAGCTGCTCAATCGGCTGAAGGCAACACACCAGAGGCCGCAGAGGAGAACACATAATGGCAACATCACAAGAAGTAATGCAAGTTAAGCAGATGGTTCGTGAGGCCATGCAAGAAGAAGGTGTGTCTGCCGATACCTTGATTCGCTTGGGGCAAATGGCTGAAGCTGTACTAAAAGACAAGTCTTTGTATCCTCAATTTATTCAAGCCATCATTGACAACGATTTGGCAGAAGAAGAAGACATATCTACAGAAATTGACTATGAGCTTATTGGTGTCTTTGCAACTCTTGGTGAGATGACCAGACAAATGATTGCCTCTGGCGAATTGGGAGCATGACATGGCAAATTGGAAAAAGTTTAAAAAGTTTGTTCAAAAGGTAGCCAAGCCAGTCGCCGCTGTTGCGGCAATTGCTTTCCCTGCTTTAATCCCTGCTATTGGTAGTGCGATTGCAGGTTCTACTGCTACTGCGGCAGTTGCTTCGGCTGTAGGTGCGGCGGCTCTTGCTGGCGGTGCAAGTGCAATTGCGGGAGACAGCACTAAAGAAATTCTTACCAATGCGGCATTGGGAGGCGCTATTCAAGCTGTTACTGGTGGCGGTTTGCTCAGTGGCACTACTCCAGCCACTGGAACAACTGCAATTTCTGGAAACTATTCTGCTGTTTCTCCCACTCAACTGTCTGCGACTGTGGCCTCACAAGGCTTGATTCCTAGCGTTCTGTCTTCTGTTTCTAACTTTACTGGACTGAGTACAGATACCCTTGGAAAACTTGGTTCTGCTGGTGTCCAGGCATTGCTCAGTAGTGCTGGTGCTAGTCAAATTGCACAACAAGGCAGAGAAGCGGCTCAAACACAAGCTGATGCTCAAGTTCGTGCGGCTCAGATTGCCGCTGATGCCGCTAAGTTCCGTCCTGTTGGCGTTACAACTCGTTTTGGTCAATCAGCCTTTGCTACTGATGCACAGGGCAATGTGATTGGTGCTGGTTACTCTGCAAGCCCTGAGATTCTTGGCTATCAGAATCGTCTGTCTGCTTTGGCTAACCAAGGTTTGACTCAAGCAGAACAAGCTGCTACTGCCTATCAACCTTTGACTGGTGCGGCACAGAGTTTGTTTAGTTTGGGCCAAGGTTATCTTGCTAAATCTCCTGAACAAGCGGCGGCTGATTACATCAGTAAGCAACAGGCTTTGCTTGCACCTAGCCAAGAGAATCAGTTGGCATTGTTGCAGAACAAGTTGTTCCAACAAGGTCGTACTGGTGCGGCTACGGCTCAAGGTGGAAACCTGATGGCTACCAATCCTGAAATGGCGGCTTACTACAATTCGATTGCTCAAAGTAACTTGGCATTGGCGGCACAAGCTGACCAAGAGGCTAGAAACCGCATTACTTTTGGCGGTGGATTGTTTAATACTGGTGCTGGACTGCAAAACCAGTTCTATTCTGGTCAGACTGCGGCTTATGCTCCATTTGCCACTGCTATGGACACAAGTTCAGGACTTGAGAGCCTTGCACAACAACCTATGAATCTTGGAACTTCAATTGGCGCTAAGACTACGGCTAGTACGGCAGAAGCTGGTAGATTGTTAAGTGGCGGAATTACAAGTGCGGCGGCTACTATGGCTCCATCGAATGCTTACTCTGCATCTGGTAACTTGCTGACAGGTGTTGCCAACAACCCAATGGTTACTGGTGCAATCAACAATGCCTTTGGTGTGTCAAATGCACCTAAGTATCAAATTATTAACGGTCAATTAGTTCAAGTGCCTTAAGGGGAAAGAAAATGGCAACAAACATCTTAGGATTGTTCACATCTCCTGAGCAGTATCAGGCTAACCAAATGGCTCAGTTTCGTCAGCAATCAGCTAATGAAGTTCAGTTAGACCCTTTCCAACAAGCCTCTATTGGTATGCGTCAAGCTGGTTATCAGTTGGGTGGTGGCATTGGTGGTGCTTTGGGTGGTCAAGACCCACAGTTGCAGAAGATTACACAGCGTCAACAGTTGATTGGCATGATTGACCCTACTAATCCTGATTCTTATGCCCAAGCCATTCAGGTTGCATTGCAATCTGGCGACCAAGAAGCGGCTTATCTGTTGCGTAATGAAATGATGAAGGTTAAGCAAGTTTCTCAAGAAGAGCAATTGAACCAGATGAAGGTTCAAGACTACTTGACCCAACGTGGTCAAGGTATGCAAGCCGCTGGCCTTACCAATATAGCTAATGAGTTGGTTGGTCAACTCAAGAATCCTGATGGCACTGTCAATGAGGATGTCAAAGCTAAGTTGCTTTCATTCCCTCAAGGTCGTGCAGCTATCTCTGAACAAGCGAAGATATTGCCTGAATTGCGTCAACTTGGTGCTTCTGGTGTTCCAGAGACAAATCCATTTGATTTGTTCATTAACGACCCAACAGTTCCTGCACCACTCAAGACAACAGCCAGACAATATCAAAGCAGTTTTGCCAAAGGTATCTATAGTCCAGCGGAAGCAGATAAGTTGGTTGAAAGACTGTCTACTGCAACACAAAAAGCTGCTGAGTATCAACAAACTCAATCTCGTCTTGAGCAAAACCAACAAATGTTGGACTCTTATAGACAGCAAGGCTTGGCTAATTCTCAAGCATCTTTGAACCTCCAGCGTCAACAGGCTGAATTGAATAATGACTTGAAGCGTCAAGATGCAGAGCGTAAGTCTGAGATTGCTAAGAATAAGCCTTTACCGGCAAACTTGGCGAAAAGTGAAGAAGATGATTACGACATTGCAACATCAGCAACTAATCTTGCTACTGATGCGAATGCGTATATCAATCGCATCAAGTCCGGTGACATCA